ATATGTCTCGCTTTGTAGCAGTCGAGGGCGGTTTCTGGGTCTCAGGAGATTACGAGTCAGCGACTGATAATTTGAACCCTTCCTTAAGTGAGGCTTGTCTTGACGAGATATGGCACATGATGGGATTTCCGATCGAAGATCTGGCAATCCTTAATTGTACTATGTCTGGTCATGATATTGACTACTCTGAAGTGGGCTATGGGGTCGAGAAGCAGAAATGGGGACAACTTATGGGGTCTCCGTTATCCTTTCCGATTCTATGCATTATCAATGCCGCCGTGACTCGTCTTGCGTTTGAAACGGCTCATGGTCGTACTATGTCTCTTGTAGACACCCCGATGACCATCAATGGTGACGACGTTCTCTTTTACTCTCATAGTGACGAGTGCTACTCGATCTGGAAAGATCTTACGGCGGCCGCAGGTTTGAAGTTTTCCCTAGGGAAGAACTACACCTCTGCGGATTTCGCGATGATCAACTCCGTCTTGTTTCGCACCTCCACTGTCGAATCCCTTCTTCATCTCGATGAGGACATCTTTGGACTTGATAGCTTCCGAGAAGCTGGTCTTGATGATGGACCAACTTACTCTGAAGGCTGTTTTCCCCCTGGTGGATGCCAGGAAGCATCTGTCTTAAGTCATACATTCCGGCGAGTGCCGTATGTTAACTTGGGACTGATGTTTGGACAGTCGAAGGTTCTAGATGTCTCCGATGATCTGAAGAAGCGAGCAAAAGCTCAACGCGGGCCTAACAATGTTGGGTCTTGTGGTCAGGCTTTGGTTTCCGGCTTTTCCGGTGATGTGAGAGAAAATATCATTTCTCAGTTTATCTCAAGAAATTCCAGTTTACTCCGCGATGTTCCTGCTGGTGTCGATTGGTTTCTACCCAAGTTCTTGGGAGGCCTTGGCCTTCCGATCCCTCGGGACTATGAAATCAGTGACAAATCACGCAAGATTGCCGCATGGATGTATTGTCTGGATGTCGAGAAGTATTCCCAGTTGACTTTAGCCTCTTCTTCCCCTGTGGAGGAATCTTATCTGGCGTACTCGTTGCGTCAGGAGAAGGATCGAATTCGGTGCTTGCGCTATCCAGCGCGATTCGCAACCGTTCGTGATGATAACAATCATCCAAGATCGATGGCTTCCAGTTACTGGTACTTGGGAATTGGAACGAGAGAAGAGAATGTTCGTGACTCGATCGCGCAATGGCGCAAGAGTGCACAACAATGGTCTAAGAAGGGACTCGCCCACGGGCTTGAGCCTCTTTCTATGGCCACCATCCGACAGTTGAGTTGTCAACCACGGTTCATTGAACATGTTGGTTCTGGCAAGTTCTCTCCTGTGTCACTCGTCTGCTGAGACGAACGTTGGAACATGAAGATCTGTCGAGTAACGGATCCACAACTAGGCTTAAAGCCAAACGGTATTACATAGCGACCATTCAACCTCTTTCGGAGGTGTCGCGATAGCGTATATAATTCCAAACCTGGCCTACTACTTGTGTTAGACGAGTTACTCTCAACTTCCTCTGTATCCCGGACGCTTCTAGTCGATGTATCTGGTGGGGCTTGACGGCACCCTCCATTTGCATTGGCTCATGTCGGCCGATCAGCAGTAAGGATCACCCTCCGTAAGGGAGGCGTAAATGATTTGGGGTTTACGGACCCCGCGGTCACCCTAGTGGTGCGAATCAGATGTCTTTGAC